AATTAGAGCTTTTGAAGCAGGTAAAACACCTAAGGACATAATTAAAGAATATGTGACTATGACAGGCAGAGTGCCCTTCGCACCCGAAGGTTTTGTACCTACAGGTTTTGGTAGAAAAAGTAACTTACAACAATTACCATTTTATAGATTGCTAGACAGAAGATTACAAAAAGTATATAAAGACTTTTTAGATTTTTATGAAAACTGACAGCCTTACTGATGCTGAATTAAAAGAGGTAGTGCTTTTAAAAGAGCGACTAAACAGACTAAACAAACAAGACAAGTGTCAAGATAAATTTTTAAATTTTATTAACAACATTTGGCCTGAATTTATATGTGGCGAGCACCATAAAATATTTGCACAAAAATTAGAAGATATAGCAAAGGGTAAAATTAATCGTTTGATTGTTAATATGCCACCAAGACACACTAAGTCTGAATTCGCCTCAACATATTTTCCTGCTTGGTTTATGGGTAAGTTTCCTAACAAAAAAATTATGCAAACAACACACACAGGAGAGTTGGCTGTAAGATTTGGTAGGAAAGTTAGAAACCTAATGGATGGTGAAGATTATAAAGGTATTTTTCCTGATGTCAGTTTATCTGCAGATTCTAAATCTGCTGGTCGTTGGGAAACTAATAAAGGTGGAGAATACTTTGCAGCTGGTGTAGGTGGTGCCATAACTGGTCGTGGTGCTGATTTATTAATAATAGACGACCCACATTCAGAACAAGATGCCTTATCTTTAACACAAATGGAGGCTTGTTGGGACTGGTATACTTCTGGACCTAGACAGCGTTTACAACCTAGAGGTGCAATAGTTTTAGTTATGACTAGATGGAGTGATGTGGACCTAACAGCTAAATTAATAAATTCACAAAAAGACCCACTAGCAGATAAATGGGAAATTATAGAGTTTCCTGCAATATTCCCAGATAGTGAAAAACCAATGTGGCCAGAATTTTGGCCTATAGATGAATTAAAGAAAGTAAAAGCATCTTTGCCTGCTATGAAATGGAACGCACAATGGTTGCAGACACCAACAGCTGAAGAAGGCTCTATAATAAAAAGAGAGTGGTGGCAAGAGTGGGCACACGAAAGTTTGCCTGGTGTTCAATACATTATACAATCATATGATACTGCGTATTCAAAAAAACAAACTGCAGACTTTTCTGCTATTTCTACTTGGGGCATATTTAGACCATCTGAAGATGCACCAGACTCTATCATTTTATTAGATTGTCAAAAAGGCAGATGGGACTTTCCAGACCTAAAAAGAATAGCACAAGAAGAATATAAGTATTGGGACCCAGATATGGTATTGATAGAGGCTAAGGCTTCAGGTACACCTTTGTCGCAAGAGCTTAGAAGATTAGGTATACCGATAGTTAATTATTCGCCATCAAGAGGGCATGATAAACATTCCCGTATGCACTCTGTAGCACCTATGTTTGAATCTGGCTTAGTTTGGGCACCACAAAAAAAGTTTGCAGATGAGATGATTGAAGAGTGTGCGTCTTTTCCCTTTGGTGCTCATGACGATTTGTGTGATACAATGACACAAGCTCTGTTGCGTTTTAGAGAGGGAGGCTTAATATCTTTAGGTGATGATTACCAAGATGATGAGAAAGCACCTATAAAAAGAGTATATTATTAATGATGCAGTTTTATTTAACAGAATATGTGAGAGATGGAGTCGCACACGAAGGTCCTTTAATTATGGCCTCTACTTTAGAACAGGCTAATGCACAAGCTGAGGATTTAGGACTTAAATTAGTAGGAGAAATGTTCCCTTTGGCACATTTAGATATGACGCAAGGTGAAACAATACATTAATGGCTATCGAAAGACAATTACCAGAACAGTTGAATCAAAATAAATCTAAGACTGATGATGATTTGCAGTTTGAAGAAATTATTAACATAGATACTGACGACAGTCCTGAAGGTATCACTATGATGGAAGATGGTGGTGCTTTATTAGGACCACAAGAGGAAGAGCCTCAAGATATTGGGTTTGATGGTAACTTAGCAGAGATTGTAGGCGAAAACGAACTAAATGTTATTGCTAACAATCTAGTTGGTTCTATTGAAAAAGATAAATCTTCTAGAAAAGATTGGGAAAAAACATACACAGATGGATTGAAATATCTTGGTATGAAATTTGATGAAGATAGGTCTGAACCATTTGAAGGTGCAAGTGGTGTTATTCATCCGTTATTAGGAGAGGCTGTAGTTGATTTCCAAGCACAAGCCTACAAAGAATTGTTACCTGCTGGTGGTCCAGTAAAAGCACAAATAATAGGCGATTTTGATTCTGAAGTTGAACTACAAGCACAAAGAGTACAAGAGTTTATGAATTACCAGATAGTTCATGAAATGCAAGAATACGACCAAGAACTTGACCAACTTTTATTTTATTTACCTTTAGCAGGTTCTGCATTTAAAAAAATATACTTTGATGAAAATTTAGGCAGACCAGTATCAAAGTTTGTAGCACCAGAGGATTTGATTGTGCCGTATTACACAACAGATTTGGAATCATGTAACCGTATTACACATGTAATAAAAATGCCAGAAAACGAATTGCGTAAATTACAAGCTAATGGTTTTTATAGAAAAGTAGAAGTAAGTTATGGTGATGAAACACAATATGGTCAAGTTGAAGAAACTATAGAGGAATTAACTGGACAAGAATCAGTATATGATGATGGAGAAGTTGCAGTATTGCATGAGGTGCATTGTAATTTAGATTTAGAAGGCTTTGAAGATTTAGATGAAGATGGTGAAAGTACAGGTGTAAAATTACCTTACATTGTTACCATAGATTCTAATTCAAATAATATTTTATCTATCAGAAGAAACTATAACCAAAATGACCCGTTAAAAAAGAAGATTGAATACTTTGTTCATTTCAAATTTTTACCTGGTCTAGGATTTTATGGTTTTGGATTAACACATATGATTGGTGGATTATCAAAAGCGTCTACGTCTATTATGAGGCAGTTGATTGATGCAGGTACCCTGTCTAACCTCCCTGCTGGTTTTAAGACAAGAGGTATTAGAATAAGGGATGAAGATACCCCTATTCAGCCTGGAGAATTCAGAGATGTAGACGCACCCGCTGGGTCTCTAGCAGAATCCATACAACCATTACCTTTCAAAGAGCCAAGTGGAACTTTGTTAAATTTATTAGGTATCTTAGTTAATTCAGGTAAGACCTTTGCATCTATTGCTGAAATAAATACAGGGCAAGGTAATCCACAAGCTCCAGTAGGAACAACTATGGCTTTATTAGAGAGGTCTACAAAAGTTTTGTCAGCTATACATAAAAGATTACATAACTCACAAAAGAAAGAATTTAAAATATTAGCTAATATATTCTCTGAATTTTTACCGCCAGAATACCCTTACATGACTGCTGATGGCAACAAAAGAATAAAGGAACAAGATTTTGATGGGAGAATAGATATTTTTCCTGTATCAAATCCTGACATATTTAGCACATCTCAAAGAATAGCGTTAGCACAAGAAATGATGACACTCGTTTCATCAAATCCTGAAATACATGGACCTGACGGTTTATATGAATCATACAAAAGAATGTATGCTGCTATAGGTGTAGACAATATAGATAAATTACTTTTACCACCTCCCCCATCTGACCCGATACCTGTAGAAGCTGGTCAAGAAAATACAGGATTAATTATGGCTGTACCTGCATCCGCTTTTCCACAACAAAATCATGATGCCCATATAGCTATACACATGTCCTTGTTAAACACACCACCCGTACAAACTAATGCACAAGTGCAGGCAACGATACACGCACACATAATGCAACACTTACAAATGAAAGCAGACATTTTAGGACTAGAACAAATGCCACCAGAAATTAGAACAGAGTACGATAATATTAGTCAACAAATAGGCCAAGCTAATCCTGTAGATGCACAACAACTAGAGGTGCAAAGAAACGATTTACTAGCACAATTTTCAGCACC